GCGTTTTTCCATTCTGCACCGCTGGCCATGCCACGCGGGTTGATACCGCTACCGCCAATCACCCGGCCATCCGCTGCCGAGCGCGCAACCGATTGAGGTTTGGCCATGTGAACCTTGACACCGATGGACCGTGCCAAAGCGCCGGTTTGTCCCACTTCCGTGACCGTGTTATTGCGTGTGCCAAATGCGCCTTTGGTTGTGATTGCAAATCGCAGCAACTCCCGCTCTTCCGGTGTGCTGACCATTTTTTTAATTTGTTCAACAGAGTAGGTGCGCTTTTTAACCGTGACCAACTTTCTTGGCCTGCCGCGTTTAGGCTGTTCCGGCTTGGCCTGTTGAATCGACTTTGGCTTTTCTGGTTTAACCGCCGGTGGTTTGGGTTTGCGTTTAATCCTGATGCCGAACTCGTTGAACACCTCACGCATCAGTTTGTCGGCATCTTTGCGCACAGCCTTGGAAATCTTGTTGCCGTATTTGCTTGCCACTTTCATGGCGCGGCGGCTAGCCTTCCTAGCAATTGCGGAGTGTGGCTTCAGGATCTTTTTAAGTTTTTTCTGGTACTGTTGCGCCTCTTTGCCGGCGGCGGCTATAAATTTAGACAGGCGACTTGGTTTGCCAGCCGCCTTCAACCGGTTGATGCCTACCCTAGCCTTGATGCTAGACCGGATTGCAGGTATCAGAAGCCTGCCAATTTCCCGAGCTACCGAGCGAAAGACTTGTTGCTTCTTTTTGGGGAACTCCAACACGGTGCGGATCAGTTTATCCGCACCATTAAATTCAAGTTTGTAGCCGAAATCGGCCACTAAACCACCTCTTCAGAACAGGTTATTTCTAGTATCTCGTTCAGGTAATCCACATTGGTGATGCTGCTAATTTCTAATACGCGCGAACCAAGCAGTAGCCGCCAAGTCTCGTCCATGCTGGCCAGTGCGCTGGCGTAGCGGATCCGTACAGTATGACCGAGAGTTACTTGGCCTTTATTGACTGTGGCTTGCGTGCCACCGCCACGACCAATCATCTCAGACCAAACAGTTGAGACAGTTGTCCAGGTGATGGCTTCCTGTCCGTAGCTGTCCACGGTCGCAGTAGGCGACTGCACAACCACACGGTGCCGCATTCTGCCGGCTGGGATCACTGGTATTCCCCGCTGTCGTACAGAGAGAGAAGACTTTCCACCGCGTAGGGAACCGGCAAGCCTGCCTCCTGGCTGGCGGCCTCACGCCTGATGTACCAGTTGCCGACCAGTAACAGGATGGCTTGCTTGATCGGTCCAGGCACATCTGCGCCGGTGGTGCCAAATCCAGCGTAAAAAGTGACCTCTACCGGGTATTTGCGCTCACTGTCGAGCGTAGGCCAGCCAGCGATTCCCCAGACGGACAGGACCGGTGGGTTGCTGTTGTAGGCTAAAAATTCTTCATCGCTCAGAGTCCACGATGTGGTGGTCACATCGTCAGGGTTGTAGTAGCTGATAACCGGTGAGTAGGTTCCCGATGTTGTGATCATTGGCCGGCGCATGATCTCGATATCAGCGCCATCGGCTGGGAAGTCCTCTAGCCGCATCCGCCATTGCTGGCGGATTAGCGCCAACCGTGTGGTGCGTTCGACATGATCACGAGCGGTGGAAATCAACGCCGAAATCAGCGTGTCATCGTCCGAGTGATCAACTCGGATATGCGCTTTGGCTTCGGCCAGAGTGACCGGTTCAGATGCCGGAGCGGTGATCCGTTCTAGGAACATACTCACCTCACTTGCGTTTTTTGGCCTTTGGCGCTTCCTCGGTGGTCGTCTCGACTTCCGGCTCGGGATTGGCACCATTGCTAGCCACATGGATGGCCAAACCTCGCTCAACCAACCTGTCAGCTTCGACCTGATCAACGCATGGGAACAGTTCCCCTGGCATCCATGCTGTAACGGAATTGGCGAGCGCTTCAAGCAGTACTACTTCCACAGGCATATTCAGTACCTCCACAAATAAAACCGGTCCAGCGGAATCCCGCCGGACCGGTCAGATTAGCCCGGTCCCAATTGCGGGATTAGGCCTGGGTAAGGCGCTTCAGGGCACTGGAAATTGTGACCTTGGAATCAGACCGAGCAAGAGCGACAAAGGCGCTTTGGCCGTATTCCATGTACCTCTCATCACTGCGCACCAACTGGATATCAAGCGCATCGCGGATGATGAATTTGGACCAGTCGCCAAACAAGATGGTCTTGGCAGTTGTGGCAACACTGGATGCCATGCTGTTGTTGATCACAACTGGATAGCCGAACAGCCTGTCAGGTTCACCCACGATGTAGCTTTGGGTGAAGACTGGTTGGCCGTAACTGTCTTTCAGCTTGCGGATGGCAAGCAGAATGTTGTCATGCATCATGAACGCGCCAGCGTCACGATAGCCGCGATCCACCGAGTGGACCAACCCGAGCAGGTCGTCCACGGCAATGGCGGTTGCGCTCGCTGCGGTCACACCAGCGGCGGAACCAGTCACAGCACCTTGCGGTTGGCTGGAACCAGTGCCGGTGCTGAAGAAGCCGAGTTGGCTTCGACCGATGCGCTCACCCAGCAAGTTACCAAGGATTTCGCCAACATTGATGGCGGAATCTTGTAGCAGTTCCAGGCTGGCCAAAACCAGCTTGGAGGTAAACTTGTACGCGTTGAGTGTGACCTTGCTGAATGTCACATCCTGCGCGGCATAGGCGACATTCTCAGCCACCAGTTCACCGGTGTTGCTGGTATCGTCCACGGTTGGAATGTCGATTGGGTTTCCGCTTGCCGTGCGAATCACCTGGGCGAATTGGCGAATCGGGCAGGTGTAGGCCAAAGCCTGTTCCAGCGAACGAATCAGATCGGTTGGAACTAGGTAACCACCAGCGGTGCCCGTACCAGCAGACTGGGCGCGAGTTTCCTTGTTGGGATTCTCGTACAGTCGCAGGTTCAGCACCTTGTTGTTCAGGTTGAAACCGATCTCATTGGCAGCGCGGACATGGTCAGCGGTGCAGAGACCGGTTGGCTGAAGTGCCCAACCGCGCAATGCCATGTCGCGGTTGCGAATGGCGCGGCGATCATTCAGGTCGCGAACAAGGTTCGGCACTGGAGTGTTCACATACACCGGCTCGCTTGCGGCTGGCGGCTTGGGTAGTTGATTCAAAGCTGGAATTGACCGAGCAGATGCCTGCTCTACTGAACCTTCACCAGGATCGGCAGCGGGATCAGCCATGAGTTCAGCCTCCAAAGTTGCGACCTTCGCATCAATCTCATTCACCTGTGCGACCAGCGCATCAAATGCGGCTTGCTCTTCGGGTGTGAGTTGTCGCTCTTGCATTCCGGTTAGTTGCGCCATCAATGCGGAACGTGCTTCAAGCAGTTCTTCGCGAGTGGCCTTTGAAATCACGATCTTATTCATCTGGTAATCTCCTGTGTGTGAATCACATGAATTCAAAACTATAGAACCTAACGAACTCAGAACCTGCGCAACCCAAGCACCTGCAAGATGTTTGTGTTCCGACTCAACAAAAAGCGGGACAATGAACGCAGACCAACTTCTGTCTGAGGATAGGCCGGGATGGATACCACCGAAACTTCCATCAAGTTGGCGTGCCGAACAATTCTGCGGCGCAATGGCTCATCGCCTTCTGGTGGCAACCACTCGTCATCGCCTTTCGAGAGGGTGAACCCAAAAGACATTTGGGACACATCGCCGCGCCTGATTAGTTCTGCGGCATCTTTGGCATAGCTGGTCGATGGTAGGTCAATTTCAACCGCTAGGCCTCGGGTGTCTTCGTGAAGGCGTAGCGTGCCAGCGGATCGTCTACCTAGCACCAACCGCGTGTCGTGATCGAGCAGCGCACGCACATCCTCGTTGGAATCAAGCGTTCGCTTGAATGCTCCTGGTGCGATGAACTCACGGAACCCGCCAAGGTTTTCACTCGGCTGGTTAAATACTGCGGCGTATCCGTGCAGCTTGTTGCCTTCGCTCTCCACCTCGGCAATGCTGCCGACGCGGCGCTCGATCTCTATTCCGGCGGTTGGCATCGGAACTCTCCTCTTTCGCTGAACCTGCGGATGCGGCCAGTCTCGGTGTTCTCCGTATCTGTCGAAATCATGTCTTGAAACGACAGGTGGATTGGCGGTTGTTGTGGTGGGCCGGGAGGTAACCGGCGCGGCGTTCGCGCCTCACCCAGAATCAGCAAGATTCCATCCCAAGTGGACTCAGCCATTGAGTGGATCCATTGCATCAACTGGTTGATCGCCAGCAGGCGCACGCGCACCAGGAGCGGTGTCGGTTAGCGGTTGCATGTTCGTCGGACTTAGGTATGTATCTCCACCCGGAATCGGATCCCATGATTCCAGCTTGCGAATCTGATTGACCGACAACCATCCCCAGTTGCGACCGATAGAATAAGACTTGTACCGTGTGAGAATGTCCGCGCGTAGCAAACCCTCAACGCTGTGTTCCCATGTGTACCAGCCCCATTCATGTTCGCGAACCAGCTTGCGGTTGGCTTCCTGCTCAACTCTAATCAAATGCGGCTGAATGCAGTCGGTAAGGAACTGAATGTTCTGCGCCTCGATGCTTTCGCCACCGCCGCCCAAACCCATCTTGGCCGGTGGGATGCCGAATATCCGGCAGACTTCACGAACTTGGAATTCCCGAGTCTGAATTGTTTGCGCATCTTCAGGCGATGTGCTGGTTGGCGTAAACGTCAGGCCTTCTTCTAGTACGGCGATTCGGCCAGCATTGGCCAACCCGGTGTGGAGTTTCTCGAAGTCGCTACGCAGTCTGCGCCGCGCATCGTCGGACAGTTTGCCTGGATGCGTCAGCACACCAGATGGCCTTGCGCCGTTGGCGTAAAGAGTTCCGCCAAAATCTTGAGTTGCCTTGGTCAGTTCCAGTGAATTGCGGCATAGGTCCAGCAGGCTGTTGCCGTTGAATGTCCCACGCAAGACGAACATGTCCGCCTCGGAAACCCACGTGTCCGCGTCGTTGGCGTAGGGATCCGATTTGATTCCGTAGAACTTCTTTCCCAAAATGTCGTCGGTCTTTTCGATGATGTGGTCGGCGGAGATTTCTTGAAGATTCCTTGCGCCACCATCAATCCGAGAGATGCGAGCGTAGGCGACACCATGGACCAACATTTGAAATATCAGGCTAGACCTGATTTCCATTTCGTTGCGGTTTTCGTTGTACTTCCAAACGTCCGCCTCGTTGCGGTTTTCCGCTCGGTTCCTGCCGCCATCGACCTGGCGGTGGTACAAGTGCAGAGGTAGACCCCCCACGGTTTCCGAAATCAACCGCAGACCAGCCAGGACGGCTGGAATGCCGAGGTAGTCCATCGCACCCGGTCGGCCATTCCAAGTTTGTTCAATTGCGTTGAAATCGTTTAGCACTAGCGGACGGCCACGCTGACCAGCGCCCAACAGGCTGGAAATACTTTTGCCAATGCGCTTTAGGATACTGTCTGCCATTTCTTGATTCTCTAAAACTGAACGAACTCAGAGAACCATCAGGCCACCGGATTCATAGCCCGACCGGCTCGATACCTCATGGTGCCGCGCTCTGGCCATACTCATCACGGATGCGATCACTGGATCAATCTTGTCGCCACTCTTGGATTTGTCCGGCCTGACATTGCCAGCCGGATCCTGAACCATGGAAACATTCGTGAATGCCCAGCGGTACAGCGGATTTTTGCGGATGCGGACTTTGCCTGAACTAACCAGTGCCTCGAAATCTTTTGATGCTGGTGACATCGAGGCGAAGCCTTGTGGAAATGCCACCACCGTGTGGCCTTCCGATTGCAACTGATTTGAAAGCGCAACAGAGTTCCACTTGTCCACCGCTATTTCGCGGATGTTATATCGCGTCGCCATCTCTTCGATGTGCCGGTGAATCTGCGTGTAATCGATTACCTCGCCATCAGTCACGATCACATGGCCGGATTTTTCCCATGGCTGAAACCGTGTGCGGTTGGCTCTCTCTCGGGTGGTCAAAGCGCCACGCGGTGCCCATGACCAGGAGTCGAGGTAGAAGATTCCATCTATCGGCCAGACTGCGGCGATGCTGGTCAGGTCGGTTGTGCTGCTGAGGTCTAAGCCTAGGAAACAATCTTTGCCGGTGAGGTCCGGCCAATCGGATTCCTCGACCATCGACGCATCAATCTTGTCCAGGCTAAACCACCGGGACTCAGCCGATACCCACTGGGATAGAAAGAATTGCCGAAAGGATATTTCCTTGGCTGGGTTTTCCTGCGCTTCACGACAGGCATTCGACAGGAATTCTTCCGAGACTGAGACACCTAGATTCGGGTTGGCGCTCAGCCAGGTGGATCGGTCTTTCCAATCGGCTTCCTCTGGTGCGCCGAAAAGCACAGGCAAAAAGGTTGGATCCTCAACGATGCCATCACGGATCCGCTTGGCGTAGCTATGCGTTTGGTAACAGATGGTGTTTTTGTCAAAGCCTGAAGTTGAAATTAGGAACGACAGTGGCTGTCGTCTGGCTCCCATCGAGGTGGTAAGAGCCTCGTATAGATCAGCTTTTTTCTGAACCCACAACTCATCGAATATCAGCGTTGAGATCGACAGGCCATGCGCATTAAATCCATCAGCACTAACCACCTTGTAGGTCGATCCGTCCTGCGTCTCGATCACCTTTTTGTACACTCGGCACATGCGCCGCAGGATCGGGTTGGCCAGAATTGCGGCGCGGGCCACGTCAAACACCAGACTGGCTTGTTCCCTGGTGCCTGCCGCGCTGATCACCTGCGCTCCCGGCTCGCCATCGCAGATCAAACCATAGAGCGCCACCGCCATGGCCAAGAAACTTTTGCCGTTCTTCCGGCCAATCTCGACATAGCTGGTGCGGTATTGGCGCAAACCATCCTTGCGGATCGTGTCGTATAGCGGACGGATGATCCGCTCCATCTGCCACTCTTCAAGCAGGAATGGTTGGCCTCGCTGCGGTCCATGGACATGCGTCAAATATTGAGCGCAAAAGCTCCTGAACTTCTCACTCGGAAGATTCTTCTTGGGTTTGC